CTCAATTTATTCTCTATCGCCCGCCGATATGCGGTGATATTCCGAAGACTATCAGGCATGTTATAGTCACAAATATACAGAGGCAAGTAACCACGGACTAATTCAGAGTAAAAGTCTATTCATCCAAAACAAATAATAGTCACTTGTTTATTAAAATCCCTTTTACATCAAAGTGATGCAACGCTTCTTAACCCCCTTCTGGCATCAAGTTCGTTTTCCTGTGTCAAAAACGTGACAGAGCCTACGAATCTGTTCAAATGTTCAGCACTCAGGTGAGCGTATTTTTTGACCATCTCCAGAGTCTCCCATCCACCCATTTCCTTCAGCATCATTAAAGGCGTTCCGTTTTGTACGTGCCAACTTGCCCAGGTGTGTCGGAGGTCGTGAAAGCGAAAATCAGAGATTCTTGCCTTCTGTGTCGCCCTGAAAAAATCCACTCTGTCAATATCTGACAACCTTTCTCCATCAACTGAGAAGACGTACTCGCAAGACATATCACTTTCCCTTAGTATTCGAATCGCCTCATCGTTAAGCGGAAGTGCTCTAGCCCGACCAGACTTGGCATTCTCCGCTGTAACGATGGCGTTTCGGTTTTCTATGTCTACGTTTTCCCATGTCAGTGACAGAATTTCACCGCGACGGGCCCCGGTAAGAAGAGCAAACGAAACAACGCGCCGCATGATATCCGTTTCCAGCGCATCGATAAGTTCTCTGGCCTGCCACTTCCTCATCCACTTCACGCGAACCTTTGGTTCTCTCAGCTCAGGAATGTATGGACGGTTTTCAATCCATCCATGCTTCAGAGCGAGAGAGAAGGCGCGAACAATAAACGCCCGGTAGCGGTTGATGGTTCCGTTCTCAAGACGTTTTCGTGATTTGTGCTGTGAGTGTGTTGGCATGTTCCTGGCTATCTCGTCTCCTTTAATGGAGAGAATACTTCTTCCTTTGAACACTGATAGCCAGTAGCGTGCGTATCCTTTTTTCGTGTCGTAAAGTGCCTGTCCTTCTGCATCCTTCATCGCCAGAATCACGATCTCCTCAAAAAGGTGTTCTTCCTTCTTATCCAGCTTATGCACATCCCATAATTCGTGCTTTATCTTGTCGTGGTACTGCTGAGCTTTCTCTTTCTCTTCGGTGCCAGTAGAGCGTCTAACTCGAGTTCCGTCTGGAGCCGAGATATCAATCCAGTAGTTTTTCCCTCGTTTGTAGATCGGCATTTGGTTACCCCCTTACCGACCACAGCCAGCCGGAAGACATTGTTAGGTGTTTGAGAGAATTTTTCCACGCTTTCTTCATTTGCACGCCACGCACCGCCGACCTTAAACATGTGAAAGCGTGATGGATTTCGGTAGATGGTGCTGGGGGAGATTTTTAGGATTGATGCGAACTCTGCGACGGTAAACAACTCTCGCATAGACTATCTCCGGATTATGGTTTAAAACAGAAAGGGAAGGGAGTAAGCCTCATCGAGTGTGAGGCTGTGTGATTCCATGGTTACGCTAATTTCCTATAAACCTGCGGCCTGCTTATCGCAGACCACTCAATATCTTTTTCTGAATGAGTGGAATAAGTACCGTCATCCCACTCGATTAAGTATCCAGTAGCTTTTCCTTCGACTTCAAAAACGTTTCCCACTACGCCACAGACATGACCAGTCCTGTGACGGACGATGTCACCTTGTTTGAATTTAGACATGATTACTCCGATTTTGGTGGGTCAGGGAGGGGCATCCAGTGTGTTGGTGTGCAAAAACAACTAAATCCATGACGACCTTTTCCAGAATATATGGCTGTGCGTATTAGAGGGTCATCACTTTCTGGGGCATGTGGCCTATATACGAGCACCTCACCTCCAACATCAGGTGTTCGTTCGCTTTACCGAAATCCAGTCATTTGGCACTACCGGTGCTGGCTGTGGGGGCGGCGTAGAGCGGCTTTGCTGTAACACTACCTTTTGTTTCTTTGATCTCTTCTGAGTACCGCCAAAAGCCATCTTCGTCGTCTGACCATCTCCATATCCACGCTACCGGCTCCTGCTCATCAGCTTTACGGCGCTGCTGAAGCTCTGCGCGCAATGCTCTCACCTCTTGCGCTAACATATACGCTGCAAAGGCGTGAGAGTGCTCGGTGCGCGTGGTTGCGGGGTGATGAATCGCGGCTTTAGCGGCATTAAACCAGGCGTCAATCACGCCGTCCGTTAGGTTGTTATTGGTCATCTTATTTAAGCCCCTCAATCATCGGCAGGCGGTAAAGTGGCTGGCGCTCACAGAAATCTGACGGATTGCACTCTTCCAGGCTACCAACGAGTTTCCAATCTGTAGTAAACAGACTGCCGCGATGTTCTTGCTGCGGCAAATGTGTGTAACGATAACGCCACGCTACTGGCTCTGCTGTTAATGCCGCCAGTGCGATTTCGACTAGCGCCAAATCCTTAACGGTAAATTGCGGGTAAAATTCAGCGTTAGCCTCACGTCCTTTCGCCCATTCGATTAGGTTTTCTTTTGTGAATTCAGTCATTCTGTTTTAGCCCCTTGCGGGGCTACTACGTTATATTGTTCGAACCAAAACACCACCGGGTCGCTCTTCATCTCAACCAGCCCCATACGCACCAGGGCCTTGCCTTTCCCCGAGCGGAGAAATTCACGCCGACCGTCGTCGATAATGCGCCGGTAGTTTTCAAGATTGCTGCAACTCTTGTGCAGGTTGCATGGATGACATGCTGGAACCAGATTTTCAGCACAGTCACGGTCTGCATGCATCATAGCTCCAGCAACTCGATAAACCGGCTCAACATGGTCTGCATGCCATTTTTCGCCAAGCTCACAACCACAATACGCGCAGCGGCCGTCAAACTTCATGCGCAACTCTGTACGCTGTTTTTTGGTGAGTGCCATATATCACTCTCCTACGGTTACAGTTATGCCAGCAGCGGCGAGCATGGCCTGATAGATTACCTGCGGACTATTTCCGCCGTGTTCTTCCAGATACTTACGGGCGGCTTGCCCTCCAGCTCTAATCATCGCGATATCGGCTTTCTCAGGGGCTATCACGTAACCATTTGGCGGCGTTACTTCCCGCGCCTCCAGCTCAGCAATCAGCTTCTCTGCGGCCTCAGCCCTGGCTCTTTCTCGCTGAAACATCTTGTGCGTAGTGTCTATCGCGCCAAGACGTGCAGCGGAAGTCTTTTGTACAGCTTCCAGCTCATCCAGCAGCGCCAGCGCGGTGGCTGGAGTTGAGCAGCGCAGATAGTGGAACCATTCATCCTGGGTATGGTTATCTGTACTGGCCTTCTCGGCTGCTTCCCGTAATGCGCGTTTGTCGATGTTGCTCATTGGGCGTTACCTCCGTCATTAGCAAACTCTCCATGTATCTCTGCACGCGCCTTTTTAATTGCCTCAGCAGCTTCCTGCTTATCAGAAAAGGAGCCAACGTTGATGTGCTTGCCTTCATACATAATTGAGGCCTTCCATTTGTTAGATTTCTTGCACCACGAAACTCTCTTTATTCCGGAAGTGTTAGTGGACTGTATCTTCCTGTTAAGCGCGTTTTGTCTTAAAGAGACAATGCGGAGATTGGCTATACGGTTGTCTTTCCTGTCACCATTAATGTGGTCCATTATCCCTTCAGGAAACTCTCCATATACGTACAACCATGCGAGCCTATGAGAAAGATAAACAACACCGTCCACGCAAAAACGCAGATATCCATGTGAATTAGTTGTTCCAGCTATATCGCCTTTAATCGCCCTACTAGATGTCGACTTTATCCTTGTGAAGACACCCGTATAGCTGTTGTAGTGAAATAGTTCCTTTAGGCGAGATTGAGTTAGCGTCATTTCTTCGCCCTCTGGTTTAACCACGCTGTCAGGTATCGATTGTTGTTGAGACGTTCTGTATTCCCGAATGAGTCACGCTTCAGCATTTCTTCGCGTGGGATGTCGTTAATTGGTTTGAAGCGGTGGCCGGCGATAAGCTCTTGAGGTGTTACGAATGGGTCGTAGTAATTTCCGATCATTGTGCACGCTCCAGAAAATCGTTAACGCCTTCTGCCAGTTCGATCGACAGGTCATCGATGTGAGTTTTCAGTTCTGCTAGCGTCTGTGCTTCTGATTCCAAAATTTCACGCTCACACAGCGCCTTCACCAGGTGGTCAAACTTGCTGTAGTAGCTCAGGCGAACCAGTGTTTCCTGTCCGGCATTCTTTCCTTCTTTGATGATGCGTTTTTCGTTAAGAACCAGGTCAAACTTAGTGCCGGTGATTACGTATTTACTGCCGACTTCAATGTTCAGTTTCATGATGGTTTCCTCATGTTCATTTCACGCTTACGAAGCTGTGCGACCTTTGATCTGACAGCCGTGTAACCTCTGCCCATAGTTTCGGCGATGTCTTTTTGCAGGCAGCCCTGACGGTAGAGGACGGCTAGCGTCTCTTCGTCTTGATGGCTCCAGAGTTGCTTGGTGCAGGCTGTAGATAACGAGTACTTCTGAGCTAGGTAATAGAATTGGGCTAACGTAAGTCCGAGATGGTCAGCTGCGCGGGGCGCGACCATACGGCCGCACACCGCCTTCATTTCTTCAGGAGTGACGTTTAGTTTTCGCATTGGATTAAATCAGGAGTTAGCTAAATCCGCCTTGCGCAGATTGTGGATTTCATCGAGTTGAGCGAGAAGCTCATTGTTGCTGCCGATAACGCTCTTCGTGCGGTTATATGCAACATCAAGCTTTGTAGCATCCATGCTTAATGCGTTATCAGAGAACCACTTCAGAGCTGTTTCCGGTGTTGCCTGTGGCTTTACTTCTAGCTTTCGTACCCGGTGCTCCTGGCGCTTGCCGCGAGACACTGAAAGCATCATTGAGAAATCAGCCTCAACGTCACTCATTGCATGAATCTTGATACCGCCAACAGCTACGCCACCGAATCGCACAGAAGCGTCACCAACCAGAGTTAGAGAACGCCCAACCCACGAATGACCATCTGCACCCCATCCGCCGATTAACACGCGACGCATTGATTTAGAAGGCTTGTATGGGCGTCCATCGAAACCTTCCAGGTCGATAAATACTGGCTGTTCGGAATTACCAGCTCGGACTGATTTAATGACTGCTGTGATGCTTTGAGTCTGAACATCTTCAAAGTTAATTTGGTCTGACTTTGGAATGATTGTGCGTGAAAGGTCCATTAGAGAATTACCTCATCATCGTATTCGTTATCCAGCAAATAGGCCGGAACGTTAATTTCGTTGGATGGAAGTACAATTCCTTCGTACTTCATTGAGTCGTTTTCTTTGCAGGCAACAAGCTTGTCTAATGCTGCATACATTTCTCGATATCCAAGCTCCAGCGATTCTTCGCCGATGTAGTACATGCAGTTGCGGTATGGTGGAGAGTTCTCGATAGCGAAGAAGGCGAACTGGTTATATTCGATGCCGGTAGCTAGCTTGAGAACATAGAGGTAGAAGGCTGCCTGAATGTGGTATTTGTACTGACCGAATGCATTGCTGAATCCACGCTCAGAAGCGTCTCTACAGCTTTTAACGTCGAGGGGGTAGGGAAGTGTGTCAGATAGCCGGTCGAAGCGGCATTTAAGCATCAGGCCTGTTTCTGGGCATTCAGCAAACATAGACACCTCAGAGCATCCTTTGGTGTTCATGTAGTCCATAAAATCATCGTTCAGGCGAGACGATTCATACATCCTCTGTACCGTACCGACCTCATTTCCAATGAGGATAAACTCAGGAGGAACCTTACAGGACAACTCCTTGTACTCTTTTGTGTTTCTGGCCTGAATATCTTGCCTGCGAATATATCCGTGCTGATAAATGTCAGGCTCAAGCAGCGCCGCGTGAATAGCACTTCCAATGTGCGCTGATTTGCTACCAGTGAATTTGTTGAAGAAGTGATTTGCAGGACTGACACTGATGGCTTTGACTGTCGTAGAGCCTATTGCCTCGTCAGCGTGATAGTCCTCGTTCGACATTCCGTAATAGACGCCAGGTTTCATGCTGCTTCCCCAAATGTATGACGGCGCAGGAATATGCCGATCGCATACTCAACTTCTACGCGCGGTCTGAATATGTCCCACATAACCTCGCCAGCGAATTCCTGATAGTTGCAGTCGTCTTCGCCAAGCCACTCAACGGCAGCTTTCGTATGATCATCTGGCCGGTGTGACTCAAGCATGCTGAGCACCGGCCGCATGTTCGCGCACAGGCGCTCAACTATTTTGTCTATCTTCGCGTGGTCTTCACCGCTGAGATTGGCGATGATTTGCTTAATCTCTGTTTTGTCTGTCATCGTCAGGTGCATGATTATTCTCCTCACGTGGAACCGGAAATACGTCTTTAAGGAGCTGATATAATTCCTCGTCACTCCATCTCTGCTCAGCACCTGTCACGGCTGGCCTTCCTGCTTCAGTAAGTCCCAGATACGCTCCAGCAAGCTCTTAACGCGAGGCTGCTTGAAGTCTGCTCCGGTGATTATGTTCTGGCGTGAATGCTGGACGGATAAGATAGGGTCGAAAGGGCGGGCCACGACGGCACCGCCCGCGATAGCAAATGTCATCGTGGGGTTCCTTAATTGATTAGTAAGTAATGCGAGTGGCGAATACTTCGCCTTTTACGATTGCGGTGATGATGCTCTTGGCTACTTCTTCGCTAGCGCCTGCCTTAAGCAGGTCAGCGAGGATTTTGTTATTCACTTCTTTGCGATGCGCTTTGTCTTGTGCGCGGCGCTCTTCTTCATCCTTGATACGTTTTTCTTCTGCAAGACGTGCGGCTTCTTTTGCTTCACCTTCGCGACGAATGCGGTCAGCTTCTTCCTGTGCTTTGCGTCTCTCTGCTTCGATAGCTTCCTGCTTCTCTCGCTCTGCACGTTCAAGTGCTTCTTTAGCTTCGCGCTCTGCCTTTTCTTTTTCCTGCTTAGCCAGTAACTCAGCTTGAGCTTTTGCTGCGATAGCGTCTTCTTCGCGCTTCTTAGCTGCTGCTATCAGGTTCTTGTTTGCTGTGCTGGTCATTTCAAACGGGTAGCCTTTACCGAACACCAACACATCCTTGCTACCTAACCCCTCAGAATCCCAATACCATGGACCTGGTGTATGTTTCATATTCACCTCTGTGGCTTGCTGCCAAAAGAAGGCCGACTATGCGGCCTCTACGAATTCACCATCTTCATTAAGCTGATACCAGGTGTCTGGTTTGATTCCGTTTTCACCGACTTTACTGGCGCGAATATGAATTAACTCACCATCTTCATCGCGATAGCAGAGCACGACCGCTCCACCCTCAGACGCTCGCGCCTTGCCTTCAATGCCGAAAGATGCAGCTACTGATTGTGATCCAGATACTTCAGCCGCTGACTGGTCGCCAGTGTTGGTTGCTGCTGACCGGTTGCCAGTGTTGGTTGCTGCTGACTGGTCGCCAGTGTTGGTTGCCGCTGACTGGTTGCCAGTCATGATCTGCTGCTCTAACGACTTATCGATCTTAATCCAAATCCATTCAATACCGCGCTGGATGAACTGAGAAAGATTCAATTCAGCTTTAATCATGATACTGGCGCTGGCGATTTTTGTATCACCACCTTCTTCACGGTTAGTTGTACCGAATGAGATAGTTTCTGCAAATCGGCCATCTGCTGGCGGGTAGTAGCCAAACACATCAAATGGATATTCACAGGCATGAAAACCAGAACCACAAACCTCTACCTTTCCGTCGTGGTTGAAAGTCTTCCCTATTTCAAACTGGAAATCACGGCACTTGAGTTCTTTGTCAAAACCCTTGTATGTCACAATCTCTTTGGTCATGTTGTTATTCCTGATTGGGTAATAAAAAAGGCCGCATTGCGACCTGATTAGATAAGTGGCTTACTGCTCAGCTTCATGCGCTGAACGGCGTGGATTTTATTCCCGAGCGGGTTAGCGTCCCGGTAGTAGGCGCGATTCTTCTTAACCGCTGATACTTCAACTTCCTTCTGACGCGTTCCGGCAAGCGAAATGGCTTTGGTTACGCGCTCACTACAGCCTTCCGACAGCCGTGAAAATGCACGGTCAATCTTTTTACAGTAGGCTTTAGCTTCTAACTTCTGAGCTGCTTTCATGGCGTTGTAGGCAGCCATACGGCGTTGATTTCTGTTCATGGGTATTCCTCAGTGAATGCTTTGGTGGTGAAGTGCTGCGATGCTGATCTCCGCAGTTGCGCTTTTTCACGCTGCATTTCACATCACCCCGAAGCACTCACTTCGGCCTGTGTATTCACAGGGTTAAATTTTTAAAGAGCCCGAACTCAGTTCCTTGTTCGTGTTCAGCTTCCTGCTGATGGACTTATAATAGGCTTGGCTATTTTTTATGTAAATAGCTAAAACTATAAAAATATCGATTTAACTATTATGGTGTTGATTGATAAAGATATTTATTTTTTTATCTCGAGCGTGCGATACTGCTACGAGTGAAAAATGAGCGAGGGATTGGTATGGATTACGAAGAAAGGTTTTTTGCCGAGATGCATCCGCAGATAGCCCAGGTGATTGGCATCGCTGTTATGCAGCTACTTGTTGAACAGGCTGAGATATCGAAAGCATCGATTATCGAGCAAATACAGGTTCTATGGCAGGAGGATGATGTGGACTTGGCTGTAGAGCTGGCTATTGATGTGCTGAGCTTGCCGAAAGAGTAGGGAAAAATGGATCTCGGTAGAACCTGCGCCGTTGCTGGGTTTTAAGTGGTTTTTATAGGCAAAATAGGCCTAAAATGGATCCCGCGAAATGGCACAAAAAACCCGGCTCGGTGGCCGGGTTGACTTTTACTGTATGTGCGATCAGTATTAACGGAGGTGAATGATTTTGCACATGCGCTTAATCTTATTGATTAGCAATTCTCTATCAGTGCCATTTTTTGTGTGTTGCATGGCAATTATGTCTTTCACTAAACTATTGAATTCCTTTTGATTTCTCGGTGATAGTCTTCGTTCTATCTTACCAAGTAATTCAATCGGAAATTTAGTAGTGCTGAAATAGCCTTCATGCTGTAGCTGGATCAAAAGCTCTTCATAAAACTCCAACAGCGGCTCGGCGATTTCATTGAACTCCTTTCTCTTATCACGTTTTATGGCACTTCTGTGCCCCATAAAATGACCAAGCAGGAAGGATATAACCGTCCATCCCAAAGCGATAAGGGGCAGAGAATGTTGGATATACTTATGACCTTCAATGATTTCCTTTGGCATTATTCCTGGACTCTTTTTCCCTTCTTTGGCTACGCGATTGGTTATCTCTCCGCCAGGTAACTCAGTTGTATGCCCTATCCAAACGTCTCGTCAGGCCACTGGCTGGTTAGTAGTCCAGCACAGACCACCAGAAGACACGGCCAATGATTTCTATCTTTTCTAGCGGCTTATCTTCTGGCTGGTGCTCAACTGAGTTATAGCTGCGCACACTAACGGTATCTGGACCAACCCTGTAAAGCAGCTTTATTCGCTTCCAGCCATCCTCACTAATCGCGTATATCTTCCCATCAACGATTTTCTTGTCTTCGGTGTTGATTGCTACCGTGGTGCCGTCAGGTATGTTTGGCTCCATGCTATTGCCGCGAGCAGGGAAACAGAGAATCCCGTGACCGTCTGTACTGGCACCAATTTTTCTCAGCGTGGATTTTGAGAACCGCAGCTTAAACCCGTTATAGTCCTCTTCGTTGTAGCTTCCATCACCACACGCAAACTCAATATCCTTCAGAAATGGTACTTCCACCTCATCATCCCTCAGCGGTGTTTTGCTGTCCCAAACCTCGATAGTCCCCCACTCTGACTCGGGGGCAATATTTGACTCCTTAGAATCTGAGCGCATTGGTCCAACGCCATCACTTAGCCACTCAGGGCGCACGCCAAGCACTTGAGCTATTTGAACGGTCTTTCTAGAGCCTTTAGCTCCTCCGCTTGCTAGCTTCCATACGCTTGGCTGAGCCATACCAACAGCTTCAGCAAGAGCGCCCTGAGTCATGCCTCGCTCCTGCATTGCCTGATTTAATCGCTCTGAAAATGTTGTCTTGTTCATGTCTCAATCATATAGCTGTAGCTATCATAGATTCAAATAGCTTTGTCTATTTACATTCTCAATAGTTAAGGCTATTATTGACACTGTGATATAAAGCAGGAGCTATTTATGGTCAACAAAGCTATCAATTTGGCTATTGAGTTCGTGGGTAGTCAGCAAAAGTTAGCTGACGCCTGCGGAGTTAAGCAGCCATCCGTGTGGGCTTGGTTGCATGGGAAGAAAAAGGTTTCAGCCGAAAACGCAAAGCGTATTGAGTTGGCAACCGGTGGACATGTCCCTGCTTACCAAATCCGTCCAGATTTATCAGACCTGTTTCCTCACCCGAATCAGGCCGCTTAAGAAGTAAGCAACACCGCTCTTTAATAATCTGCCTCCCTCGGAATACCAGGGAACCACAACGCATCAACCGATGCGTAAACACTTATTAACTAAAGGAAGTATTACAAATGGAACTAGCAAATCACAGCAAAAAGGTACGCGAAGTGGAAACAGAGCTTCGTGCCCGACTCGTTTCCATGGGTCAGACAAATTTTGCAAAGATGGCGGGATGGGCTGATTCAAAGGTGAGTCGATTAAACATCCACGATATGGCTGTGACGTTCGTTCTTCTGGGGAAAGTCTGGGAGACAAGCCTTATTCGTGAAGTGGCAAGACAGGCTATTGCAGCTGTGATGCCAGAAAGCAAAAAGCGCCCGGTGGTGGCCGGACGCTCTGAGCAACTAACTATCGACTTCTAAACACACTGTGTTACGTCAATAACAACAGGAGTAATTATGAGTTCTCTATCACAGCTTTACAAGTCCAAGGATAAAAACGGTACCGAAACCACAGTGAAGAAAACCTTCCTGGTGCCGCTGTCAGAAATCTATGTGGAGCCTGGCTTTAACGTTCGTGAAATAGACCAGATTCACGTCGAAGAGTTTCGGGATGCGTTTATTGCCGGCGAGTACGTTCCGCCCTTGGCTGTTCAGGTTACAGAGCAGGGCGTGAAAATCATTGACGGGCACCATCGGTATTATGGGGCCATCGCCGCGCAGGAGTCCGGCACCGAAATTCCACGCCTGGAATGCAAAGATTTCGTTGGTTCTGATGCCGATCGCATCGCCTTCATGGTTACCAGCTCCCAAGGTAAACCTCTGACGCCCCTTGAACGAGCAGCAGCCTACCAGCGCTTGATTAACCAAGGATGGGAGCCTGCAGAGATTGCGAAGAAGGTTAAGCGCTCAGTTGCTGGCGTTGATCACCACCTTCAGTTGCTGACCTGCGGTGATGAGCTGATTGGCATGGTTCGTTCCGGTGAGGTCGCTGCCACTACAGCAGTTGCATTATCCCGCGAGCATGGTCCTCAGGCTTCCGCAGTAGCGGTAGAGCAGATGGGAAAGGCTAAGGCTGCGGGCAAGTCAAAGCTAACGCGTAGTGCTGCATTACCGCAATTCAGTGCTGCGAAGGCGCGAGAGTTCATCCAGCTGATCGCCGATCACCAGTCAATCTCCATTCCAGAAAAAGCACTAACCATCCTGAATGAGTATCGCCAGTTCCTGAAAGATGCTGGCTGGGAGGAAAAGAGTGAGCATGCTTCTAATGGCTAAAGCCATGACGATGAAAGTAGGTAATCCCCTGAGAAAGCTGGTACTCCTGAAGCTGGCAGACAATGCCAGCGATTTGGGCGAGTGCTGGCCTAGTTATCAACATATCGCTGACCAGTGCGAGATAAGCAAGCGCTCAGTGATGAACCACATCGACGCACTATGCGATGCCGGACTGGTGAGAAAAGAGTATCGGCCTGGACCGAAAGGAAACTCCAGCAATGTGTATCACCTAAGCCTACATGGTGCAGGAGATTCACTAGGGGGTAGTGCAGCAAATTCACCAGGTGGTGCAGGAGATTCACTAGGGGGTAGTGCAGGAGATGCACCCAGAACCAGTCACTCTTTTGAACCTATCAATGAACCTATACAGCAGGTCGCTAACGCTCCATGTGAAGTGCATGACGTTTCTTCGAAGTATGCCTTTGCAGGAAATGTCATTCGACTTAACCACGATCACTTCCAGAAGTGGAAGGACCTCTACAGAAACATTGACCTGGTTTATGAACTGAATCGCCTTGATATCGAGTTCACCGCTGAAAAGCCAAAAAACTGGTTCATCACTGCAAGCCAGAAGCTTAGCTATCAGAACAAACAATCTGCCGGCCGACAAATTCAGAAAACGGCCGTGAACCAATCACACTGGAACGACAAAGACGAGTGGGAGAACAACTTCCTATGAAAAACCTTGTCCAGGCGATTCACAATCGCGACAGCAATGCACTGGCTCGCCTTGCTGGAGAAAACAAAGAGCCAGATCGCGGAGTCAACAACGAGGCTGAGAGACTGGTGGATATCCTGTTCGACAACCTCAAGCAGCTTTTTCCGGCATCAGTCAGTACCGCCCTGAAAGACCCGCGTGACGAAGCAGCTGCAAAGCGCCAGTGGATTGCGGCATTTGCAGAGAACAACATCCGCAGCAAAGAGCAGCTTAAATCCGGAATGCAGCACGCTAGGGCAAGCGCATCTCCGTTCTGGCCGTCCCCGGGGCAATTCATTGCATGGTGCAAAGACGCAGAATTTAAAGCTGGCGGACTTCCTGATACAAACGAGCTTTACGACATGGTTATGGAATACTGCGCCCACAAAATTGAGTACGAAACACCGGAGCGATACCCATGGAAGAGCAATGCGTGCTACTGGATGGTGACGAAACTATACGACCTGATGCGATCGCTTAATCTGACAGATGCAGAGCTGCGAAAGCGGTGCACTGAAGAGCTGAGAAAAATGGCTCACCGCATTGAGTCTGCCGAAGAAATCCCCGCTCCTGTTGTTCAAATCCCCAAGCTTCACATCCCACTCAGCAACGATAAAGGCCTGGCGAAAATTGCCGAGCTTCGTGCCAAGCATCGTCTTGGGAGACATTGATATGGACACAGAACGCGAAAGATTCGAAAGATTTTTCCGGAGCGTTTACCGAGAAAGATACCGACTGGAGAGAACGTATCTCGGCTATCGTGACCCATTCGTAAACACATTATTTTTCTTCTGGCAGGAGGGAAGATGAACGCACGAGATAAGATGCTTGCTCACCTAGAAACCAGCAAGCCAACATCCTCATCTGAGTTTCACGCACTAACCAGAGCACCAAAATCCCGCGTCAACCAAATCCTCAAAGAGCTACTCGAGTCCGGCCATATCGAAATTGACAGTCAGATTAACGACATCAAGCGCTACCGGCTAACTAGCCTGCACAGCAATCGTCGTCAGGCGATTCTTGACTATCTGGATGATGGTCACGAAGGAACATCTGGGGATATCTCAGCTGCTACCGGCGTATGCCTGTCAATGACGACGCAGATACTAGTATCGCTTAACAAGCGGGGTGAGGTATATCGCGAGTGGTTAGGTCGGGAAAAGGTCTGGATGTACCGCAAGAACGCGCCACATAAGTTCGGTTGCGCCAACCCACTGACTGCATTTATCAACCAGAGATTAAGAGAGGTACGGACATGAGTAATAGTGATTATGCATTTTACGCAATCATCGACGATGAGGATGCGATCGTTTCTGTAGGGCATGAGAAATACGGAGAAGTTAAGGCTGTATTCCGCACCAAAGAGGATGCTCAGAAAGCTATTGAACTACAAGATGACGCGAATGGCCTACGCATAGAAAAATGCGAAATCGTACAGGCCTAACACCCCAGCACGCTGATGGAGAGGAATGATGAGCGATAGAGCGGAATTTAACAGAGAAATGGCACGAATTATCGTGCATAACTTCTCGATGAAGCCAGAAGCATTGGCAGTCGTAGAAAAATGGGAAGACTGGAATTTTTTTTATTCCATGGGCTTCCGAAAAGAAAGTGCCGGGCAAGCATATCAAGAATGGCTAAAAGACTTATAGCAGCCAACCTGAAGGTAAGTGATGGAGAGGAATGATGAGTAACGAGAATGAATTAGCTAAATGGCTGCAAAGTGGTGGATACCTTCCTGAGTTTCTACGTGACTTCCACGACCAGAAAGACGTGTTTAAGGCTATGCACGACACCATTGGGAATGCTAACGAAAACGGCAATGCGAGAGACGGTCATATCTATGTTATCGACACCTTTCTTTGGTACATGGGTCGATGCGGGTACACCTTGCAAAAATCAAGGAAAAACGTCGAGTTTAAAGATATGCAGGACGACATTGAGCGAAGTAAAGAATATCGCCGCGAAACATTTGCTCGTGTCATTTCAGAACAGAATAAAGGCAAGTGATGGAGAGGAATATGGACGAATCAAGAAAGGCTTTCGAGTCTTGGGTTGTAGAATGGTGGCTGCAGGCAAAGGGTAATATTTGTCGTGATGGCGAGGGATATTCGAATAATTTTATGGAGTATGCATGGAGCGGATGGAAGGCATCTCGCTCCAATATCGAAATTGAATTACCAGAAGTATGCGCATGGAACTTGTGTGAATTGCTAGATAAGAAAGAAGTTATCGAAGCTATCCGCGCCGCTGGAATCAAAGTGAAGGAGTGAGTATGACCTTTGACAAGTACTGGCTTATCGGTCGACTCACTCTTGGGTTTGGCGTGTCTACAGAGTTGTGGCATACGACAAGAAAGAACGACAGCAAGGTGGTTAATTTCATTCACTTTGGATACGTGCCTGACGTTCTTCCAGATAAGAAATGCACTTCAACATTGCTAGTCCTGACAATCATGTGGTTAACAATGAAAATTGGCATCATGAGGATTCGCCATGAAACAGACGATATTTCTCAGGGGTAAGCAGCAACAGCAGTCAGCAATAAACGCCATCCTCGCATCACCTCTTGACAACGACAGACCCATCACCATTCGAATCTCTGACTACAAGCGCAACCTCGACCAGAATGCACGTTTTCACGCGATGCTGGGTGATATCGCTCGTCAGGTCATGTGGTGCGGAAAGCGACTCAAGCCTGAGCAGTGGAAGGTATTGCTGATTAGCGGTCATGCAGTCGCAACAAAGCAGGAGGCTGAAGTAGTACCCGGGTTAGAGGGTGAGTACGTCAACATCCGCGAGAGCAGCGCAGAGATGAGCGTAGGGCGCATGGCGAGCCTCATCGAGTACACGATGGCATGGGCAGCAGGTCAGAACGTCAGATTCACTGACAGGAGGTACGATTGAAGCGAACATATTTCTATCACCCGCCAATGACTACCGACGAAGCCAACCAACTAATCACTCTCTACCACTCCCGAAATGTACAAACAACCAAGCACCTTAGCGCTGACCCACGCCTGTGGGTAGTGGGAGCCTTGTTGCCTGAGTACGCCAGCGAGCCAAAGGGTAGGAGTCAATTTCAATCGAGGATATGGGGATAAGCATGATTCTAATACAAACCGGATTCGGCCTTAGCATAAAGCAACGGCATATGTTTGGTCAGAAAGAATCCAACAGAAAGATGGTTGCCATAAAGATGCCATTTGTCTGCATTTACTGGCTCAACAAGCACGCAACGGCCTATTGGTACGAGTGCGCGCGAGCGGCATTCAATGATCCATCCTGGTTCATAGAAAATCATCACGCTGTACGACAGGCAAAGCGCAAAGCAACCCTAACCAAAATGAAAGCTTTTCAGCAGGCATGGGAAGAGCATCGGGCGCGATACCAGAAGGATATGGAGAAGCTTGAAGATGAAAATCAGCTCCTGAAGAAAAAGCTTTCCGAGGCGGTGAGAGATATTGAGGCGTTCAGAAGGATTTGCGGAGACAAAAAATGAGCAGCTTAGACGATGACTACGCAGACCGACTCGCTGACCTTCTCGAAGATATGGAAGGTGACGGCGTTGACTCTGTAGGAATGATTATGAACTGGGTAGCCGGATATGTTCAGGGAAGAATGGAAGGCAATGGCGCAGAAGCCTACATGTATCAGTTTGAAGATGCCGACATGATTATTCAGATTACCGATTCGGAAGAGACAACAGCAGTGAGGTTGCATTGATGTCGGCATATTACAACGAAATAGACCCATACGCGGCTCAATGGTTACGCAACCTAATTGACGTCGGAGAGATTGCACCCGGTTACGTAGATGAAAGGAGCATTGAAGATGTCACACCAGGCGATTTGCGAGGATTTACCCAGCATCACTTCTTTGCTGGAATCGGTGTCTGGAGTTATGCGCTTAGAAAAGCAGGATGGCCTGATGACAAACCAATCTGGACGGGAAGCTGCCCATGCCAACCTTTCAGCGCGGCAGGCAAAGGAAAAGGGGTTGATGACGAGCGGCACTTATGGCCGGCATTCTTCTGGCTCATTGAGAAATGCAAACCTGGCGTCATCATTGGCGAACAAGTTGCAAGCTCAGACGGCCTCGCTTGGCTCGACCTTGTACAAACTGACCTGGAAGGTGCGAACTACACCTCAGCAGGAACCGATATTTGCGCTGCGGGCTTCGGTTCTCCGCACATCAGGCAGCGACTGTATTGGATGGCCTACTCCAACGACGAACATCAACTTTCAGCCAGAAACGCGCAGGGGAATTCAGAACCTCTCTGGATGCGTGAGATTAGCGGGTTGGCAAACGCCTTTGGCGAACGATGCGACGGGTTCAACGCATTGCTACAGCGGGAAAGACAAGGAAGGAAATCCTCGGATTTGCCTGAAACTTCCGGGTACCGTGAAGCTTTGCACTCATTACCGGTTAACGGCTACTGGAGAGATGCGGACTGGATTTACTGTAGAGATGAAAAATATCGTCCAGTTAGACCCGGCTCATTCCAGATGGTTAATGGCATTGCCAAAAGCCTGGGACGAAGCAAGTCCACATTGGGAGGAATGGCAAAGCGCAATCAAGACCAGCGAATTATTGGATATGGAAACGCAATCAACGCAGAAGTAGCGACGTCATTCGTAAAAAGTTGCATGGAGGTTATTCATGCTTAGTCCCCACGAAGCCCAATCCTACGAGCAGCAGAGCATACGTCGTGCCCTTGAATGTGCTAACTGCGGTAAGCAACTTCACATTCTTGAAGTTCACGTATGCGAATTATGCTGTGCAGAACTGCTATCAGAACCTAATGAAAAAATGACGGAGGAAGATGATGAGTGAGTTACGAATAGGTAGCCTGGCTTTAATTGTGAAAGCATACACAAACCAGTCATCTGTAGGGAAAGTGGTAGAAATACACAGCACTACTGATAAATCAGGGTCATTTATTAGCCCTGCTACAGGAAAGGTAAGATTTTGCCCTGATGCTATTTTCGAGAAGGTCTATGTTTGCATCGGTGATTTTCATTCCGGCTCAGCTGAAGCTGAGGAAGCAGGATTTGGGTTATTTAGGCGAGTGCAACTCATGCCAATCGACGGAGAAGACTTCTCTCACGAAGATGGGCGACAGAAGGAATTGACCAATGGCTAAAGCACCTCGGCGAAAATGCAAAGTCTGCAATGAATGGTTCCACCCGGCATTCTCAAATCAGTGGTGGTGTAGTCCGGAACATGGAACTGAATTAGCAATAGAGCGACGAAGTAAGGAGAGAGAAAAAGCAGAGAAAGCAGCAGACAAGAAACGACGACGAGAAGAGCAGCAGCAGAAAGACAAGCTCAAGATTCGAAAGCTCGCAGTAAAACCCCGCAGTTACTGGATTAAGCAAGCTC